GGTGTTTTGGCCCTTTGGTTTTCCCCGCGGGGCCCCTTTAGCTTTAGACCAGACCACATCTTCAAAGGTGATTTTCCGGCCGTAACCGTCCCCACCTTTTCCGCTTTCTTCAGCGCTTGAAACCTGTTCACCTTTTCCCCGTCCGATCAAGGCCGTGAAAACGTTGGTTCTTTCTACTTCCTTCAGGATCTCTAGCGCATTATGGCCATAAACTACCCGCTTCCCTACGGCTTCACCGATTTTCTTTTTGAAATCAATGTACCGGGCGCCTATTCCGTTGCTGTTCATTTCAACAAAGAACTGCATTTCAAGGCCCCAAACCTTACAGATTTTTTTCAGGGCGTCAAATACTGAAGTATAGTAGAAATTCGTGCTGTGGTTTATGGTATCAGCAATAAAACGGGCTTGCCAATTCGTACCCTGTAAAAGTTCATTGATTACCGGTTTAGCTGGTGTATTTTTAGGGCGTTTATCAAATACCGGGGTTTTTCGTAGTTCTTCTATACCGGATTGAACACCGGTAAACGTGGAAATTTCCCCTTTAGTTGATTTTTGGGCGATATAAAAATAATGAAAAAGGTGTGTATCTTCCATTGACTGAATGGCCATATACTCCACCTTTTCAAATTCATCATCATTTAACGCCTTCATCTCAACCGTCAAGCGATCAGAAACGTAGTTTTCGGTAGTAAGTGCGTATTTCTGAAGTGCTGACTTGATAGCGTTTCTTCTTACGACTTTTAAAAGTCGTTCTTCATTATCAAATAAATAAATCACGCTCTTTCATCCCTCCAAACTACTTTCTTCACTGTCGCATTAACTGCCGTTATCGTGTCGCCGTCCCGAATTTTAAACAATTCCAGCGGACTGAATCGGTCTAATTCACTCAAAATATTCCGGCCCCCGTAAGTTGCCTTAACTTCATCCGGATCAAAAGAAATTACAATATCTTGACCGGGTGCATAGCTCCCCGAAAAAGAAATAATTTTAGATCCATTCACAATCTGCACCCGGTCAGTGGTTTTTGACGGTGTGACTGTGATTGATTCCGGCAAGACTTCCACGGCGTCAATAAGAGAAATAGGCCCTGTTGAAGTTTGGGGCCTTTTCTTCTTATATCCGTCCGGAATTAGTAAACTGAACTTACTAACAATACTTAGGCTGGTTTCTTCGAAGCTATCTGCCCCGTTGAAATAACCATAGTAAATATATTCCGGTTCATCCATGAATGAAATTTCAAGGAACCCGCTTGGGGCGTGTGTCCTTAAAATTTTATTTAGTTTAGCGAACTTGTCCCGCATTTGGGCGCTGGTGTCCGCTGTAAGCTGGTATTTGATTTCTAGGGTGCGTTCTTCATCCTCATAATCATCCACCCAAACACCGCGCCGGCCTGTAACCTTGGTAGTTGAAACATTCCGGCCCAATAGGCCACGGCCTGAAACTGTTAAATGGCGGTACCCCTCAATTAAATTATTGAGGGGCTGACCGTTAATAATTAGATTGTCGCTAGGTTCCAAAACTGTAACGGCTTGATCTAATTTCTTCAGATTAGCGTAATTGTACATACTTTTTCCCCTTCCTAGTAACTATCTAAAATTAATTCCATTTCTTGTTCATTTGTAATATCGTTTGTAAAGGCTCTATAAGCCGTATTACCTAGTTTCAAGGTAATATCTGCCGGCTGTTGTCCGACTGTTAGGCTACCACCTTCAAAGTTAACGTTTGGATCATAAGCGGTAAGGCTTCCTAGCGCTCCATCTACTGAACTCAATTCATCTTGGAAAGTTCCTGATAGGTCCTTATCAGTAAAAGCATTAATAGCGCCTTGCGCCATATTTCCTACTGATTTCGCTACTTGTTCGGCCTTACTTTCTACCCCAATAATAAAACCTTGGTCGGTGTATACCCCGAATTGACGGAATACCCGTGAAGGTGATTTAATACCCAGCAAACCTTTGGCCCAATTAATGGCGCCTTTAACAGCACCACCCACGGCGTCAATAAGCTTACCAGCGAACCCGGTTACACCTTTAACAAATCCTAGGATCAAATCCTTACCGACGTTAATAGCTCCACTAATAAAGTTTTTAGCGCCGTTTACGGCATTAGTAAAGGCTGTTTTAACTGCTGAAACCAAACGGGAACCGGCGCTAGTAACCGTACTTACTACGGTATTCCAGCCGTTTGAAATGGTACTTCCAATATTAGACATAAAACTACTAATAGATGAAGTTATACCACTCCAAATACTTGAAACGGTTGAAGAAATACCGCTTAAAATTCCGGAAATGAATGAACTTATACTATTCCAAATACTTGAAATAGTTGAAAAGATAGCGTTCATCACATTTGAGATAAGCGAACTTATTCCATTCCAAATTGCTGTTGCTGTTGAAGTAATACCATTCCAAATTGAACCCAAAAAGGAAACGATAGTGTTCCAAATCGCTTGCGTACTTTGTACGATAACATTCCAAGCGCCTGTAATGGCTTGTTTGATAAGATCAAAGTTACCTGTAACAAGTCCTACGATAGTAAGCAAGATCCCAGCAAATACCGCCTTAATGGTGTTCCAAATATTGGACCAAATTTCTGAAATGGTGTTAAGGATTGTTTGAATAGTGTTCCAAATTGCTGTAAATACCGTTGTAACCGTTTGAGAAATAGCGTCCCAAACCGTTGAAACTACTGTAGAAAGTGTGTTCCAAATAGTATTCCAAACATCTGAAATTGTAGTCATGATTGTTTGAATTACGTTCCAAACTGCTGTAACTGCCGTAGTAACTAAATTCACAATCACATCCCAAATAGGACCGACCACCGCTACAATAGTATTCCAAATAGCTGTCCAAATTTGGTTCAATAGTTCAAGGCCCGCTTGAATAACTTGAGTAAGGCCCTGAATGGCAATTCCTACCGCCGTTTTGATACCTTCCCAAATACTCAAGGCGATCCCTTTGAGCGTTTCCCACGCCCCGGACCAATCGCCATTAATGATCTGCATTACTAGCTTGATCACTCCAAGAATGACATTTAAACCGGTTTCAACTACGTTCTTGATCAAGTCCCAAACGGTTTTAACCATTGGAACTATTGCGTTCCATCCAGCTTCAATAATTGGGGCAATGGCGTTTACAATCGTTTCTACTACCGACTTGATAGCGTTCCATACAGTTTCAGCGGTCTGAAGAATAAGCTGGTGATTTTCATTCCACCAAGAAATAAGGCTTCCAAAGATCTGTTTTACAAAGGCCACTACTTCATTAATGGCGCTTGAAACAGCCTTAGAAACAGCCTGAAAGGCTGAATTAACCTTGTCCCTAAATTCCTCACTAGATTTATAAAGACCCACTAAACCGGCCACAAATAGCCCAATAAGACCAATTACAGCCCAAACCGGGGCGGAAATGGAACCTATAGCGGTACCGATTGAACCAAACACGCCGGAAATAGCTGAACCCCCAGCGGTAGCACTTTGGAAACCTGCGATCAGGCTAGAAATAGCGCCTGAAACCTTACTAACTATCCCTACAATGGTACCTACTACTTTTGTTACCGTTCCTACTACCGTAAGGATTGGACCAGCGGAAACCACAATAGCGCCGATCCACTTTTGAAGCGGTGATAATGGTAAGTTATCCCAAATTGTGCCTAAAACCCGTACAATGTTATTCTTAAAGTTGATAATTGTATCTTTTAGGTTTTGCATTAGGCCTTTTATATCAGCGTTTTTCTGACCAAGGCCGGCTACAAGGTTTTGGGCTGAAGCTTTCATAGCTTCAAAGGATCCTGATACTGTTTCACTTGCTTCTTTCGCTGTTGTTCCGGTTACTCCTAGCCGTTCTTGTGTAACGTGGATAGCTTGGATCAGTTTATCAAACGGAATGTCTTTCACGTTTTTGGCCGTAGCCTTGAAGCTGTCACCCATTACGCCGGATTCATTAACCAGCCGGGCCATTTCTTCTTGCGTACCACCATAACCAAGTTTCAAGTTATCAAGCATGGTATAGTTATCTTTTGCAAAACCTTGGTAAGCGTTTTGAATGTCTGAAATGTTAGTACCGAACTTGTTAGCATTATCAGACATATCAACTATAGCCATATCCGCATATTTGGCGGCCTGTGCGGTATCTCCACCAAGCCCCTGAAGCAAGCTAGCACTGAATGAAGTTACCTGCTCCATGTATTTCACACCGGAAACACCGGCCCGCTTGTATGCTGTTTCTGAATTTTTGATAACAGTATCAGCGGAACCCTTAAACATGGTTTCAATACCACCTACAGCCTGTTCTAGGCTTGCAAACGACTTGACAACTCCACCGATAGCACCAACCACCGGCAAAGTGAAACCGGCTGTCATTCCGGCCCCTACCTTGATCATGGAATCACCGACGCCGTGAAGTGTCCCGCTTAATTTTTCAAGACTTGACCCGGTTTGATTCCGCAAGCTTTCCAAAGAGCTTTGGGCTTCTTTTAAACCGCTTCTAAAGTCTGAAACATTCGCTTTCAGTATGGCCGTAACGTCAAAATCTGCTCCCATTAAATCCCTCCTTTCCTTGCTTGATTTATTAATCTGTTCCGTTCCGCCATGTCTAGTTTTCTAGGCGGTACGGTTTTTTCTGTAGGTTGATTTTTTTGGAAAATCCTGTCAAATTCTTCTTTATGGTTATAAAATTCTTCAAAATTCCTAAACGCCGGACGGGCTGACTTGCCCCGGCCTTTTTGCGCTTTAACAGATTGATTAAACCAAGCTTGGATAGCTGAGTTTAGGCGCTTATCCTCTTGCTGAATAGCGTAGGCCATGTTATAAATTTCAAATTCTTCTAGCGTGGTCCGCATTGCTTCCCGGAAGGTCATACCGTGCCGGGCAATAAGGAGCGCTAGGGCTTCATCATAGCCAAAATTAGAACTTGACTGTTCGGAGTTCCCTACTCTACTAGGTTCATTGCCTTTTTGAGTAGGGGCGACGCTTTTAACTCATTAACCAAGTCTTCAATAACTTTGTCATACTGATCATTTAAGATTAGTTCTTCAAGGTATTTTTCAATAGCTTCATTAGACGGCTTTTGTGCTTCCGTTACGGTCCCGGCTTTGATCACGTCGATAAACGCCAAAGGGTCATTTAAGGCTTTCCCAGCGTTAAATAGTGTCATAGCACCGTAACCGGTTTTCATTCCTTCAAGTTCCGCTGAATGAAGCTTGTTCATTTCACGCAAGAAACCAATTCCAAAATGTAAAGTGTATTCTTTTCCGCCGATAGTTAAAATCATGTCTTTTTTCTCCTTTAAATCCAAAAAAATAAGGGGCTTTTAAAGCCCCTGAAAAATTAGAGTGTTTGGCCTGTGCCTTCACCCTCTTTTGCCAAAGTGTGGTATTCGTATTGTGCCTTGTTAATGGCTGATTTTTGGGTTTCTGTGAGTGTATCGGTACTGATCACACCATTTCCATCAATAGCCATTTCATAAGTAAGTTCCACTTTATCATCAGCGGGCGCGGAAATTTCAAAGTTTTTGAAAAATCCTTGGTAATATTCCACATCATATTTTTCCTTTCCGCCTTCTTCAAACTTACTTGCTAGGTCCACAATCCAAGTTTCAATTTTATCGGTATTGCGGAACCAAGTGCGCATTTCTTTCCACATATTGACCGTATCTTTATCTTCACGGTAAGCTAGTGAAGTAAATTCGCCTGAAGTTTCACCGTCTGAAACTGAGTTAACTACTCCGTCTTTTGTTTTCGTGGTTTCTACTTCTTTTTCAGCGTTCAAAGTTAATTCCGTTTGGAATCTTACTTTTCCGGCGTCTTGTTTCTTTTGATCTTTAACACGTCGGAAAAACACGATAAAGTCTTTTCCTTGAATTAATTCTGCCATTTGTTATTTTTTCTCCTTCTTTGTATAGGTAAAAGAAAAGTCCAAAACCACATGAAGCAATGGCTGGACATCTGTATTATCGGGTATGATCTGTTTGTTTGTAGTAGTGTGGTTTAAATTATATTCCCACTTCCCGGAAATATTTTTGACAAGCGTTTCTAAATAGGCTGAAATATCGTCCAAAATGGCCCGTTGTGCCCTTGTAGCGTAAATATGGACCGTTTGGCCCACCGTTCCCCAAAGGTCGTTATTTTGGGCTTCCTGTGCCGTATTTTCACCAATATAAATAAAGGGGTATTTTGTCCCAGCTTCCGGCAAAAAGTCAAAAGTTGGTGCTTTTGCTTCAGCCAACTGATAAATTAATCTAAATAATTCATGGTTTGGCGTCATTTAAACACCCCTTTCATTACGTTTGTCATGTCTTCCTGAAATTGCGGTTGAATTTCCTGAACCGCCGGGCGCATGAATGGCGTCCCCGGCTGAAACCGGGTCCCATATTCCTGATATCCGGAATATCCGGCTTGTGCGTGAATGTGTGCTTCCATTCCCTGGTAAGAAGTAGTAATATGATTTTTCAAAAAGCTTGTATCAACCGGGGCTTTTTTCTTTGCCACTGCTTTTCCCCGTTCACCGTTATTTTTTAAAACGGCTATAGAGAGTTTAACAGCGTTTGGGTGAGCGTTTGAAATGGTCATAGTCAATTTCTCCAAGCCGTGCCATTTAACACTAACCATTGATAGGGCCTACCTTTTTCAAGCGTACAGCCCCTTTTATAGGGGCGTCAATCGCTTCGATAGGTTCATAGGTATCGCCATTAAATAAGGCCTGATCAAAAGGCGCTTGCTCTTTCTGAAACCGGCAAGAAATCACTGTATCTGTCCGGTTTCCGTACAATTCAAACACTTTTGATTGAGTGACTTTATTCACCAAGCAAGGGACTATTACAGTCTTTCTTGCTTCCGTTTCATACTTATCCGTTTCCGGGTTGTATTTCTTACGCCCCCCACAAATTAAGGTAATTCGGTTCGGTGTCTTCATAGGAAAAACACCTTTCCACGCTCACGCTGTGAACCGTCTAGGCCAAAATCTTTATTAAGAATGGCCATGTATGGTTTGAATAGGTTATCCCATTCCTGATAGGTAACAGAATAACCGTCAACCGTTTCAGACGTTACGCCCTCGGAACCTTTCCGGCCGTATAGCTTATACACCACATTTTCGATCATGAAATTATACTTACTAGCTATTTCCGCCGTGCCTGTCAGGCCTTTGAAATAACTTTCAGCGTCTTCCACTAGATCGCTCAACAAATCATTTTCTAAATTGTCAGTCGGATCAATACCCAACCGACGTTTAATTTTTGCAAGTTGGGTCGCTTCCATCTGCTTTTATTCCCCTTCGATAGTTTGGGCAAGTGCTACTAGATCCGCTTTTTTGGCGTCCGCTTCATATTCTACGCCTGATTTTTCTAGTAACTCTTTCAATTCTGCCACTTTCAATTTTTCAAGTGGTTTTTCTTCAGCTTCTTCAGCCGGTGCCACTTCTTCAGTCGGTGCTGGTGCTGGTGCTTCCGCTTTACCTTCAGCAATAATCACACCTTTACCGACTAATTCAGCAATTCGGGCGCCTGATACAGTAAAATCAGGGCGCGGGTATAGGTCACCGACTTCATAAAAGCGGTTATTATCTTTGGTATCAATGATATTTTTAGTTACAATATAAGCCATTGACTACCCCTTTCTAATTAATTAGACGTTTTCAGCGGAAGCGGTCAATTTAGCAAACGCGTTTGCCTTAGTAACCATTACAGCGATATCCATAGTTACACGAACCGCTACCATTTCTTGTTCGAATAGGTTGATTGGTGTACCATCTGAGTTTTTCATGGTAGAGATTTGGCCTTCTTCAGAAATTTTGAAGTTAATGTTATATGGAACACCATAGATAAGACTGTTAAAGTCACCGGCCAAAAGGTCGCCTTTCTTAAATTGTTTTGATTTAAGATCAACCGTAGTAATACCGTCAATGGTATTAGTTGCTTTGTCGTAAATTGTTTTCTTGTCGCCATCGCGTGATTCACGCAATGCAGAACGGTTTTGGATCTTAGAAACAAAGGCATTAGGGTTAATATCAGCTTCATAAAGCTTATC